CTGATGCCTGGAACATGGGCCAGAGAGGTGCGATCTCGCGCAGTACCTGGAAGTATTCCTGAAGGTGCTGCTGTGGAGTCTTGAAGACCATCGAATATGGTTCAACCTTAAACTCGTAATCATCGAAGTCGCCCAAGCGGTAATCTGGCGACCAGTCCGAGCTGACATTGATCCCGCTATTGCCCACTGGCATTGAAGTACGCAGTTCAAGCGTCTGGTCCTCCCACATCAAGCGTCCAAGATCCAGAATGCAGTCCGAAGCAAAATTCACCACAGCCATGCGCATGTCAGCCACGTTCTTAGACAGCGAGCCGTGAATCAATTCCTCTTGACCAACGGTAGCTGCCTGCGCCCCAAGCCCACCCATGGCTTGCAGATTACCAGCGAAGCGGTCGTATTCTGTTTGAATGAAGGTAGCCATTGCCATGTCTCGCTGGTCAACGCCGCCCATCTCGAACTGCTTGATCTGCTCTGGGCTTGTGCCTCTTTGCCAGCTGTTTCTCTCGGCTGTCCTCAATCGGGCAGCATCATCAGCCATATTCGGCGGATAAACGTTTACGACTCGATGAGCGTCGGAATCCTCCTCCATCCTGCGGTGCAGCCTATTCTGCAGATCGTGCATACCCTTCAGGTTGATTGCTGGGGATGTTGGTATGACGTTATCTGGTGTATCACCCAGCGAAAGAAACTTGTAAGGTCCAGCCTGAGATCCAATCCACTCACGTTCAATCAGAGGCTCTAAGTCTGACTGATCGCACGCCAGAGTAGCAATGGAGTTGTTTTCAGCGACCCAAATATCCATGAGCCACACCATGTCCTTCAGATCGTCGTCCTCGGCACTTCCCCAGTCCGAAGCGATTTCTCGAGCTGCACCGGTCGCGTCATGGTGAACTCGACTGGTCGGTCTGAGCTTATCCTTGGCTTTCTGCGAGTAGCCTGGCTCGTCCATAACCTTTTCGTAGTCGGCGCGGTAGCGATGACCGCAGTACCTCATCTTGGTCAGCTCTTTGGCTGGCATGTCCAGAATCAGGTCGTCTAGTGAAACCCGATTGAGCCACGGTTCGCCTGGGTCGTACCAAACATCTTCTTCTGACTCCAACATTCCATGGAATCGAGTATCAGTGTCTCGCATCATCACGACGCCACACCCAAGGCAGAAGAACGCATCAAGGACGATGGACCTGAACGTCTTGTCCAGCGTCATATCGCTAATCAGCTTATTTAGGTTTACCTCGAACCGACGAGAGAACGCGATGTTTTCTGTACGTGGAGTAGAAACCAGTACCTGCGGATTGTTCGCAGCGAGAGCCACTGTATAGATACGCGCTGTCTGATTGATGAGATTGACAAGCGTTTTATTCTCGGCGCCTGCCTCGCTGTAATAGCTTCCGCAGTAATCCTTGATTAACTCTTTGCGCACTCTGCGAAATGGCTCCATAGCCGAACGAGACGAACGAATAGCCTTCAACAGGCGTCCGCGCTTCTCATCATTAGCTAAGTCAATCATATCGCAGCCTAAAAAGAAAAAAGGGATCGGCGCGCTGGTAAGCGTCGCGACCCCCTCTAAGGACTGCGAATGTTAGAGGCATTCTGGTCGGTAGCTACTCCGACTTATGCCTTATTGTTGCCGGACGCCCTTACGCGCCGATCCCCTGCTTCTTCGGTGTTGGCTTTCCTTCGGTTAGTAGTTGCTTGGCATGAGCCATGTTGAGCAGTGCCTGAGTCTGTTGCAGCGCTTCGGCTGGCTTCAGATTCGTGCGGATTTGCTCAATCAGGATGCTAATTGCTTTGTCTAACTTCTCTTCCATCGTGTTCTCCATCAGGTTTTATCGCTGAAATGATATTGCGTTTAACGTCGAATAATGTCGCGGATTCCGTACTTAGGACTTCCGGAATGAACGCTCCGTTGTTCCTGCTGCTCTCTCCAAAGAAAGCTTCCATACTCGGCAGTTTGACCTGTTTCTTCACTGCTGTCAATCTTATCACCTACGTTATCGGTGTTGAATACCATCCAACAGCCTGCTGCAGATATGCAACGGTCGGCGTGATTTTTGTCGGCGGCTCCCTTATTCTTGGATGGTGCGTGAATGATTTTAGTGCCATCCCACTCGTATTCACCTGCCTCTATTATCATCTCCGCCGATCGTGGAATGAACTTTCCAGACTCCATCGCCAGTGCCATCATCTCAAACATATCCGCTTTGTCTGCATCACGACACGGCCAACCTGGCTTGCGGCTTTTCTTCTGAGAACCAAGCTGCGTCACGTTGCGATAAAAAATCGAGCCATAATACAAAACTTCCATGATTTCCTTGGCGAAACCACCAGAGACTCCAGAATCCTCCCAGCCTAGCAAAGCGTTTCGTAGCCACATGCACAGTCCGACTACTCGCCGCGCGAACGGACGTGGTTCGAGTCCCTTGATGGTGTATTCTAAGACTTGCTCACCGGTGCGGTCGTCCAAAGCAGTAATGACCGAATTCGATGAATACGCTCCCACTCCACCAGAAGCGATGTCACAGCCAGCAGTGAACGGTCCCAGAGGCGGTGAATTATCAATCCCTGGACGGAACCATAACTTAAGAGCCCCGTCCTCTCTCGGAATAAGCCCAGTGAGTTTGCATGTTTCCGAATCGAATACTGGAGTGCCAACCCAAACTGGACCTTGGCAGTGGGTTCGCTTCATCCTGTCTAGGAGGTCGGAGGCGAACACTTTGCCTACTGCTCCGCGTGGATTGCGGTCGAGTTGCGAGGCAATTAGCCGCGGTGTTGCAGTTGGGCGCAAGCATCGCGAGTCGTACCATGGACTGCGAATCATGCCTTCAAATCGGAACCCCTTTCGCTCCAATCGCGTTCTTAGATCAGGAATGCCTTTGTGGTACTCGTTGACTACTACCTGATCTTCGGGCTTTACAGCCACTGCAATTCCCTCGCGCACAATGTAGGAATGTTTGCTTTGGGCTGGATGATCCTTCCAGTCGAGGATCAGGTGAACACCATTTTTCTTGGTGTCGGGATTTTCGCAGGCTTCGTGAAAAACTCCTGCATCCACGTAGCGAGCGGATACCATGCGAATACAGTTACTAACGTCTTGAATCGATTCCTGAACCGCTTCGTCTTTTCCACCTGAAACGAAATCTCGAGCTCCAGCCTCGTCAACAGTGAACACCGTAGTACGACCACCCGCAGCTACGTCTTGCCCTGCGGAATAACCTCGCAACAGTGAACCATTGTCGTGGTTGATGAACGTGTGCTGCCCTAGGTGTCTTTCGTAATTTGGCTTCATCCAGAATGGCAATCGCTCGATCGCCCAAGCAATTTTCCAAAGCACTGTTGACGAGTCGCTTTTCGAATCGATCAGATCTTCATTTCTAGTCACGAAACCAGCAGAAAACATTGGATCTCGAAGCCAACGACGAAGATCAACCCACAAATACCCAAAGCTCGCACCTTGCGCACGAGCCTTATCAACAATCACGTCGACCGATCGTTCTTCACGCTCGGCAGTATTGATAGCTTCGTCAATGGCAATGAACACAGATTGCTGATGTGGATACGGAACGAATGGCACAACCTTGAATCTGGCTCGGGGGTCATAGCCAAACATCGCAAACGACATCCAGAAGCAAAGATCCTCCATGCACGCCTGCCACAAAACGTCGCGGAATTTCTTATCTACGATCGCTCGCTCGCGGCAACGAATGCGCCAACGCAAGTTCTCTATCGGGTCGCGCGGCACGAGATCGAAAAATGGGCTTGTCGTTTTGGTTTCCACCGAACATCCGTCTTGCTATAATGGAACTGTCATAAAACGAAGCCCGCCCGATCTTGTTAATCGGGACGGACTTCTCAACACCACTCAGTTTTGAAGGAACCGAGCAATGTCTGATTCTGATAATACCATTCCAGCTGGATTTCGTGCAATTCCTGGGTACCCACGTTACGCGATTGATGAACATGGGACAATTCTGTCTATTTGTGGCCGTGGACCTGGAAACATCCGTCATTGGAAAGATGCATTGCGAGTCAATCCAGCAATAGACAAGGATGGTTATCGAAAAGTCTCGCTTCGTCACGATGGTCGTGGACGGCAGATATTCATACACAAACTAGTGCTCATTACGTTTATCGGACCACGCCCTGTCGGACACCAGTGCAGGCACGTTGATGGGAATCCAGAAAACAACCACATCTCTAACTTGGCATGGGGCACTTCACTCGAAAACCAACACGACAGGGTTTGTCACGGAACAGACAGTCGAGGCGAGAGGCACGGTAGAGTAAAACTCAAGGATTCCGATGTCCTAGAAATCAGGAGACGCGCTGCAAATGGAGAAAGGATATCGAACATAACCAAAGACTTCCCTTTGGATAGGCAAAGCATCTACCGAATCGTGAATCGCCAATCCTGGAAGCATATCTGACACTATCTGCCCCGTCCACGCTTCAAGGCTTCGCTTAAATCCATAACCTTTAGGCGAGCGCGTAAAGTGCTCTCCTTCAGTCCGTGCAAACTAGCCCATTCTGAAACCGTTTTACGCTCACCATTTAGCAACAGTCCGCAATTTCCGCAGGTTGTAGAATGTCCTGACCTCAGATGCCCGAGACGCACCACAGCCTTTTTGCCGCAGGAACACTTACATAGGAAGTTGCGTTTGCCATTTACCTTACCTGCTTCGCGAACGACCGTCAGATCGCCATACTTCTCGCCAGTTGCTACCTCTATTCTTTGCATTGCTTAGCCTATCTCTGTGATTCTGAAGAATATAGGAGGGTGCGCATTTATGCGCACCCTCTTTTTCACATTACCTAACGCCTTACCACCTTGGATAAACCAAAATCTGCTGAGTGCGGTAACGTCCAAATTCACCGTACCGATTATTCACGCTGTCGGGAGAATACTTGCTGCCGAATCTGCCATGCGGGTTGCTGATTGAGTCAGGCGAATACCTGCTCTGACTCAGTTCGCCCAAATACGCCCCGCTGGACGAGTAAATCTTCGGCGGATTCGTACTCCATCTCGCTGTTGGACTACCGAACCGTTCATAGCCTCCACGGTAGTTGTAGTCGTAGATGTCTTGCGCGTAACATGGCGCTGTAAACAGAACCGCTATCAGGAACAGTAAACCTTTCATCGCTTTCTCTCTTGCATTAAACGAGTGTTTGAAACCACCTACTCCAATCTGAATGATAATTAAATTGCTGTATTGGGTCAATAGATACTTAACTTCTATTCACTGCATTGCTGCTTTGGTATAATTTCGTTGTCGTAAAAACGAAGCTCGCGCGGCTTAGGCACCGCAACGAGCTTCTCAACACCACTCAGTTTTTAAGGAACCGAGCATGTCTGAACAAGATTCTAGCCCACCCGCTGGTTATCGTGTAATTCCAGGCTATCCGCGATACGCGATTAATGAGCACGGAACTGTCCTGTCCGCTTGTTTCCGAGGGCTAGGAGCTAAAACCATCCGCTCTTGGGCGAATGCAAAGCGTCTTAATTCAACAGCAAATAGACTTGGTTATCACCAGGTCTGGCTCTATCATGATGGGCGCTCGCGAACAAGCTCTGTGCACACTTTAGTCCTCACAACATTTGTCGGTCCATGCCCCTCCGGAATGCAGTGCAGGCATCTCGATGGAAATCCATCCAATAACCACGTATCCAATCTTGCTTGGGGCACCGCCTCTGAAAACGAAAAAGATAAGACTCTACATGGAACATCGTGCACTGGCGAGAGGCATGGTAGGTCCAAACTTAAGAGTGATGATGTTCTGGAAATCAGGAGGCGTTCTGCAAACGGAGAAATGCTATTGGACATAGCTAAAGACTTTCCCGTTAGTCCAGCTAACCTATCACTCATCGTTCGCAGGGATAGATGGAAGCACATTTGATGATATTTATGGCATACACCTGCGTAACTTAAAAAACAAGATTAGTGTCGTTGTTTGAATTACCCCTTGTGCCGAGTCAAACCAAATGAAACCGTCTTCTAGCATCCTGCACGGCCGATTTCCAGGAGCCAAAATGCTCACCACCGCCGAACTAGTCAACGTAATCCACCTTCAGACTCGCAAGAGCATACCTCTGGTAACAGACGTTGAGGTACTTCAGAACGCTGTCTACTACACCATCGGCTTTGTTCGCTACATGGCTAATCGCGAACTGCAAGTGCTCGAGGTGGCGGACGGCAAGATGTTTGACTCACCTAATGCCGTGGATCAGCAGAACAAACTGCGCGGCTTGAAAACCGATAACTTCGGTAAGGTAATTGAGAATTCTTCCCGCTGAGGTAGGACTGAGCGATGGAGAGCGTGAGGGCCGATCTAGCCGAGCGCCTTCTACGCGGGGATACGTGAAAGCCCCGCACTTTTGCCATTAACCTCTTGGAGCCGCCATGAAGTACGAACCAATCTGCACCAAACGCTTCATTGTCTACAGCCACGAAATTCAACGCCCTGAAAAGCTGGGTGGAATGTGCCGAACTCTGTTTCATGCGTGGTTTCACTCCGATGACATCCCGAGACCAATCTGCATCGTCACTATCAACGAGTCTTTGAATGATTACGTCGAGTGGGTGCATGTCGAGGAAGAGTTTCGACGACAGGGTATTGCCACCGAAGTAATGTTCGCCATCGAAAGCATCATTCCTGGCATCACACTCGAAGGCGTCACGGATGAAGGTGAAGCATGGTGTGATCATTACGAGCGGAAGTATCCGAGCTGTCCGTTCGGTATTGCGCCACAAGACGGTGAATGAGACTACTTTGGCGCATTGTTGGCGCGATTAAAAACTCACAGAAAACCAACATGGATAACTCAACGGATACCGCTTTTCACTTCTCTCCACACTGGGGTAGGTTTTGGGAGCATGGCGAAGTTCTATACGGTCCAGGATGGAGAGTCCGAGACGACCGTGGAGAGAGTTGGGTGTTCGATGACCGTGATTGCGCCTTCGCCAGTAAACGCGACTGTCAAGCAGCTTGCGATGCACTGAACGAACTTGAGACTTCATACGATTCACTGATTGCAATGAACGATGATGAGTTCGGCGCTGTCATCGTCAAATATCTCAACTGGTAAGGAGCTTACTAATGAGCAGCACTGTCTACAGAATTAAACGATCACTTCGCGGTTGCAGGCTTCGATTTGCACTTGGGCTCGACTTGTTCGAAGAAGAGTATTGCTTGAACTTCTTTGGATTCCTAATTGCACTTCCATTCTTAGATCGGTGGCATCGCGCACCGTACGAGATTATGGAGTCGTGGGGATTCTATTACGACTATCACAATGCCTCGTTCGTCCTGTGTCGTGGCAACAAGACGAAGTTTATTCACATGCCTTGGCAGTATGACCACGTTAAATGGGAAGTGATGCAGCCAGACGGCAAGTTCGTTCTGAAGGATCGATCTTACGATGGCGATCCAAAGGACGGGCGATGGGTGGCGGATTATGTGTATCGTTACACGCTGCGAAGTGGTGAAGTCCAAGTGCGAATCGCCACGATCTACGTCGAGCGAGGATACTGGCACTGGCTGCTTGCCAAATGGCTTAGGCTTCCTCTGTGGCTGCCTGTGGTGAATATGATGAAGCAATCCATCGACGTTCGATTCGACGGTGAAGTAGGCGAACGAACTGGCTCTTGGAAGGGCGGTTGCATTGGTACAGGCTACACCATGCTTCCAGGCGAAACGCCCGAGCAGACGATTCGTCGCATGGAGCGAGATAGGAAATTCAATTGAACGACTCTGATGACGGCTACAAGTGGTGGCAAGGAAAAGTCGCTTGCTCGATCTGCGGACATGAACAAACATCGCGAATCGAGATACCAAAAGAGTTTCAAGAACCTATCGTCCTTTTAGAGTGCAGTGAGTGTCACAATATGAGCTGCCAAGTGGAGTAAGCAAATGAGTACCGACAACAACGACTGGGCAGAAGGATTCGAAGGCTTTCTGAAGGAACAGCTAGAACTGTCAGAGAAGTCCTACCTAAACAATCCAATCGGTCCAGCCAGCGTTCGTCCGCGCACACTGAAGATGGTGATGGAAGCTTTCCAGTGGCACAAGAACAGCAAGATCGTCACAAAGGAAACAAACCCGACGTGCATCACTGATCCACGCTCTCACTTCGACTGGCTAGTCAAGTTCATAGAGGATGTGCGACAAGACAGCCTCAGAGGAGATGGACTAGCCAGTGAAGCCTCCTCTGAGGTATGCAGAGTAATCCTGGAACACGCAGAATCTATCCGCAAACAAGGTAACTGAGTTTTTCTCCAATTGGAGAAATAGACCCAGGCTAGCAATCTAATTCCATCAGCCACTCCAGCCGTAGATGAACTAGGGAGTCAGAAGGGTGGTGGCAGGTTCGGGTTGAATCCAGGCTACACCAGCCAACAATTGCTTTGCGCACCACTCATTGATGCTCATTCCCTGAGACAGAGCATGGCGACACACGCTCTCATACTCATCTCTGCTCTTGAATCTGACGGTCAGCATCTTAGATACAGCTGCTCCGCTGTGACGTCTGCCTCTCGGTCTTGGCTTCGACTGTACGTGGTAGACTTCTCGTTCTTCTGCGATATGCATATTCAATTCTCCTGTAACACCTTCCTAATCAATGGACCCAAGATATCAATATGGCACCTAGACCGGATGCCATGTTTTCCCCTTAGACAGTAAAGGGAAGTCGGCGATATGGCTGGGCATTACTTCCTGCTGCACGACACTCTGTGGCTAACGAAGACTGTCTTACGGTCGTGGAGCAGCTGGCTTGCCGCATAGGTCCACTCTTTCGTCTTCGCCCCCTCGCAAGGTTCCG